ACAGCGTCTAGGCTTATTGTGTGTGGACTGTCAACAGTCAAACCACCAGCTGAGTTAATTTCAAAATCTGTGTAGTTAGAACCATCGTATCCTAACACTAATGGACGTGTTGTATCTACTATTGATACTCTACTAGAGTTGATTGGATTATCTGTACCTGCTAAAACAGCAGAGTTCAATACAACTTTAGCATACGCTAAACCATCACTTGGTTGACCATTTTGTATGTACATTGCAGCTGTAGTTGAACTACCTGCGTTTGTACCAAATCTCAATTGGTTACCTAAATGCCATATAGCTTGAGTTGCACTTGCTTGTGTATCTTCTAATGTTATTCTTGGATATTTAGCTTTACCATAAAAAGTATCATATGTAGTATCAGTAGAGTCTCTTTCAACAAAAACGTATTCTCCAGTGGCAGATGAGCTTCCAACTTTAAGACCTGTTGAAGTGTAAGTAAGATTGGCACTACCTTCTATACTATTAGCTGTAGAAGCTCCTACTGCTACTTGGTTGTCTGATATGGAACCAGCAATACCAGATTGTAAATATCGACCATCTAAATCAACAGTTAAATCTGCTAATGGAGAAGTTCTTCCTATTGTTAAAACACCATTACCAGTATTGAAAGCTAGAGAGTCTGCATAATAATTAGAACTAGTAGATGTTACCCATTTCAAACCTGTAGCTTCAGAAGAGTCGGCTTGTAAAACTTGACCATTACTTCCTACAGGTAAACGAGCACCACTAGTGCTAAATGTATAAACGTCACCTTTAGTTGTGAGTGGCGATGACCCTCCGGCAGTCTGCGATTTAACGTAGGGCTTATTAGTACCGAAGGTAGCTGTATTTTTTAAAAGTTTTTGATAATTCGCCATAGGTCACACTAAAGTTCAAGGGTGGAGGGATTAAGGCTCCCTCCGAGCCTCGTAATAAAACTTAAATCAATCTAAGCGTTAATACAGATAGCACCGACTGATGGTCTTACAACCTTCAATCCGTATCTCATAGACATGTAGGAACCAACAATTCCGAATCCCGGATTTGCTTCTTCTACAGTCAATGGTCTTCTTTCTACGTAAACCATAGGTTTCACAGATAAGTCAAATACTCCAACTCTGTCTGAAGGAACCCATGCACTTGTTATTACATCAAGTCCATACAAGCTTCCAACTTTGCCAGTTGCGGCAGTTTTGTTGAAAGGATTTGCTGGGTTATTCAAAGTGGTTGTTGGATTTGATGCGTCACCTGCTTCTCCACCTGCACCTGCTGTGAAAGCAGTTACAAAATCACCAATCTTCAAGAGATGGTGGTAGTGTGCTGGGGATATAAACAATGTAGATGCATTGTATCCGTGTGTAGCTATACGGTCGATAGCTTTTGCTACATCAGACAAAGCAAATTCTCCAGCTCCTGCACCACCAACACCATTGAAGTAAGAACCACGAATTAATCGTGCACTTGATTCGTTAGCGTAGGATACAAGTCTGTGACCTGCTGCGTTGATGTCTCCAGCAGCCATACCGCTACCAAAGAAACCACCGTATACGTTGTTCGTGAAGTTAGATAGATTTGCTTCTGATGTATCAGCATCGATAGCATATGTACCGAAGGTTGTGTCTGCTGCACCACCGAAAATAACCTTAACTACGTGTTCGGTCATGTGTCGGTCGACAGCTCTACGAGCTTCTGTCAATGCCATCTCAACTTCATTGAATCGAGAGTCTTCTATCATTCTTCGGGTCACAGCCGTAGCAATACCCCATTCTTTCACTGAGACACGCTCGGAGCGTAGCTTAGTGTGTTGGTATTGCGGGGTTGTTCCCTCGTCTATCATTTCCAGCTTCATGCTGGGTTGTGCGAAAGTAATATCAATATTACCGCCTGTATCTGTGCTCATTGGTTCTGCAAAGTATTGCATAACTGGAAGGTCTGTGACCTTGTAGTCCATAATTGCATCTTTGTAGTCAACCAATATACGCTCTCCGGTTCCACCGGTTGCGTTGTAAGCTCCAGAGTTCAAGCTAGTTAGAACACCGGGTGTTGCTGTTGGGTAATCAGGCATATTTTATTCTCCTTATAGTGTTTGACATTTCGTCAATCCTGCTGCACTGTTGTCTTCTAACGTTACAGCTTGGCACTTTGGTGCACCAGCAGCATTTGTAGCTGTGGTTAATCTTCCCTCAGTTGCCCCCATCATTAATGCAACACCTGCTCCTAAATCGTCACAGCTGATGTTAAGGATTACTCCTTGACCAGTAACTACTGAAGCTACAGCACCTGATGCTGCATCTGTCAATGCTACTCCAACATATGCGAAATCGAAACCGGTATCATCACTATCGCTTCTTTGGAGTTTGCCATTTGTATCTATTGTACAGGCATCTCCAGCAGTGATTGCCTCAGCAGTTGTATATGGTAATATACGTGCTGGTGCTCCACCGTCATTTATCAAAATTTCTGTTGCCATATTTATTCACCTCTTTTGTAAACTTCTGGGTTTAACCTGAAGGTTCCACCATTGTCTACTTTTATACCAAACTTCCTTTCGGTTTCTGGTGCTGCTTCTTTATCAGTTGCTTTACCTTTTCCGAATGAACGCTCGGTTTCTAGTTCTGGCACTGGCATAGCTGCCAATGCTTCGCTGAATCCAGTCAGCTTCATCTCGTCCCATGCTGATAATTCTTCTAAGCGTGATTCTTTCTTCTCCTCATCAACAGTTCCTAATAGAAGCTCCTTAGAGATAACAGCCTCGATAGTCTTGGCTTTTCTCTCCTCGGCTTCAGCTGCTTTGCGTGTCTCTTCTGCTTCTTTGAATTCCTCAATAGATTTGAGTGCTTCTTCATAAGCGGATTTGATTTCTGCGTTAGCTGCTGTTGCTTCTTCTAACTGTGTTCTGAGTGAAGCGAATTCGCGCTCTACGATATTCTCAGCGTCGGACTTTACTTCCTTAACTTCTTCGGTCATGTTATTCACCTTTGTAGTTGTTCCGTCTGCTTCACAACATTCATTACCATCGTTACATGAGTCACAGCAATCCTTATGCTCTTCATCTTCAGGCTCTGAATGTTCGCATTCCTTTCCATCTTCTATTGTACATTCCTTACAGACGGGGTCCATCTTTTCATTATCTATGAAACTAATTTCAGTAGGAGTCACATTGGTAGCAAAATTGTTACCCATCACATCTACATCGTTTGAAAGCCAATCGATGCTAACGTGTGTCATTTCTCCTTCCTTGACCTTATCCATCACTTCTTGTCCGCGGCCATATTTATTAGATACCATTGCTAGCATCTTAATAGCGGTCTTTCCATTGTCCATCTTGATTACCTCAGGGTTGGTAGCCATGCCAATTAAATCCTCTTCGGTTCTTTGATGGTCCACATAAATTGGTAGCTCGTTAAAACTATCCATATGTTTTTCTAATATACTTGGTTCAATATAAACTTTTTGTTGTTCTCCGTCTTCCTCATATTCATGAGGTCCGGATGTAATAGCGATAACGGGAAATGAAACAGAATCAACTCCCTCTTCGCTGGTAAGTGTAACTTCTTCGTCTCCTCCAAAAGAAAGAGCAAAAGAGCGACGCACTGGCTCTAGAGATTTACCTGTTCCAAATTCCCGCTCAACACCATTATCCTCAGCCCAAAGGTTACACATACCTTCGGCCATCTCTGTGTGGTCATCAAAACCACGTTTCTTTAGGGTTGTACTTACAGTATCTATGCATTTATTAAATTTGTTCATGCTCTATCTCCTGTTGCGTTTGCGGACGGCTTATTGCCTCTATTTTGGGCTCTGGCAGATTCTTCTTTCTTATCTTCGTTTTTTCCACCAGAGATATTTGCATTCTTATCGGTTTGTTCTTTTTCTATAGGAGATGCCTTTATATCTTCAGAAGTTTCCATATCTAATTCTGCAACTCCTTCAGGGTCAAGACCTCTCTCTTCTCTAACTTCACCGGGCGATAATACACCTTCAGACAGATATATCATATCAGTCTTAGCTTTAGTGAATGCGTCATCAACATTAATTTGCCTGAATTTGAATTTAGCTTCACCACTTTCTAATTGTGGCATTAACTGTGCATTAAGTGCTCCTTCTACCATAGTTTGTAAATATCTTACATATGGTTCAAAGATAGGTCTTGCTTCTTCAGGTCTATCCCACAT